AACGATCGCTCCAAAAAAGTTTTCGGTTAATTATATCATTTTATAAAGAAAAATGAAAGAATAATATTGACTTTTTTTCTATCTATGCTATAATTATTTATGCGGATCAGGCTGTGTGCCCCGCCTCGGATTGGCTCACCGTGTAAAAATTCAGAGCTTTTTATTTTTGCAGGAGTGGCGGAATCGGCAGACGCGCTAGATTCAGGTTCTAGTGAAAGCAATTTCATGTGGGTTCAAGTCCCGTCATCCGCACCAAAAAGGCATTGGATTGTTCCAGTGCCTTTTTTCTTTTGCTTTTGATGTGAAATACGCAAAAATGCGCGAAATCTGCATTGTGCACCGCTGATTCGTTGTGAAACACCGCGTTTCACGCATGATAAAAATGCACGGAATTTCCGGTTTTGCGCACTTTTTGGAGCGGTATGCAAGAATGAAAACACCCCGAGTGAACAGGAAAGTGAACAGTAAAAATCGACCGGAGCGGGTTTTCCACAGGGAACGGGGATTTTTGGCTATGAAAGTTTGGAATATAGCATATAACAAAACGTTATGTAAAAAGGGCAAGCAAAGCCCGACGGGAAAGACCCGCCGGGCTGGCTTTTTGGAGGCTATTTTGCCGTGGAATTTTTCTGGCTGAAGTAGGCTTCCGAGTTCTGGAAGACCTGTCGGACAGCGGCTTTTTTGGCTGCTGTGCTGAGCTTTTTCAGGGCGGAAACCTTGGTTTCAGCGTCCGCGTCGGATGTGAGAATATCCTCTGCATTTTGGTAGTATTCCGCGATATAGCCGGTGTTGTAGGCGAAGTATTCCGCATAGCTGAGCGGGATGTCCTGATGGCCGACGCGTATGGACGTTTCAACTGCTTTTGGGAGGATGGACATATCGCCCGTTTCGACGGCGAGGGCTTTTAGCTTTTCGACGGTTGCGGACGTGTCTTCTGTCTGACGGTCTGACATGAACTGGTCGAGCATTTGGAGCATAGTGACCTTTGCCGTGCGGGTGTTGGGGTCATTTTTGCTGCTTGCCTGAGAGAGCAGGCCGCTGGCGCGGCTGTAAAACGTCGCCTGAGCGTCGTAGAGCGCTTTTTCGGCTTGCAGTGCCTTGTTATCCGGGTAGGTCGTTGCTTTCGTTGTGAGGTCGCTGCGCGCATCGTAGAAGCGGTTGGTGATGTCCTGGCTGTACACGCTGTCTTTGGTGAAGCCGAGCGTTGTGCTGAGGCCTTCCAGCGAGAGCGGGTTTGCCGCCTGCGAGCCGTTGACGGGGAAAAGATTCTGCTGGACGGTCTGGACAAAGCCGAGGCTTTTCAGCGCGTAGTCGATTTTCATCGGCGACCAGCCGAGCGCTTTGCCTGCCGCCTGGGCGAGCTTGGATGTTTTGTCGTTATACTGCTTCCACGCTTCAACGCCTTCGAGGTTCGCCGGAACGATGGGGTTGCCGCGGTAGTCGATGTTGAGGATGGCGCCGAGCGGGGAGCCGATCCAGCCGAGGGAGTTGATCGCCGTGCCGAAAAACTGACTGCCGCCGTCTGTGCTGCCCATGCCGCCGGGGACGAGGTAGAGCGAATCTACAATTTTCGGCAGAAGCTGATCCATGCTGTAACCGGCGAAATCGTAGAGGGCATTCTCGTTATTGTAGAGTTCTTCTTCGACCAGACGGGCGGTCAGGGACGTCAGGATGCCGAGTTCACGCGGCTTGCGCACGGTGAAGAATTTCCCGTTGCCAATGTAGATGCAGTAGGAGTTATTCTTCTGGTATGTAGACAGGCGCGAATAGGCCTCTTCGGCTTCTTTGTCGCCTGGGTCAAAGCCTGTGCCAGCGAGGGCTTCCAGTGAGCCGAGGACGATGGACGCAAGGGCGAAGTGCGTGAGCCGCTTGGCCGCCGTTTCCACGCGAGACTGTCCTGCCTTTCGGTCGAGTCCGGTGAGATAACGGTACTCTTTTGTCAGACCTTGCAGCCCGGCATTGAAGAAGGGGACGACGCGGTTGATCTTCTTCGACCAGATGCCGCCGCGGGAGAAATCCGTCGTGATGTTGGCGGCGCGGAACAGGGCTTCTTCTGCGGACATGCCTGCCTTTCGGCTGAGGACATATTCGTTTGCGCGGAGATACTGTTCGATGCCGCCGGAGAAGCCTTCCCACGCTTCGCCGGCTTTGCGTTTTGCCTGCTTGAGTTTCTGCACCGTTTGGGAGTCCTTGCTGCTGTCGAAGACGGCGTTTGTGTTGCCGGAGACGCCTTCGCCCCAGCCGCCGAGCACGAAATATTCACGCATGGTCTGGTCGCTGCCGGAGCCGGTGAACATTTCCTGAAAGAACGGTTTTGTGTTGCGGGCGACTTCTGCAAGCAGGCCGCCGAACTCTGACATGCTGTCCTGCGTCATCATGGCCGTTTGGAAGTCGCGCGCGGGGTTGGATGCGATGTTGAACGCCGGGTTCATGGTCGTGACGAACGACGTAAACTTCCGGTTCATTTTCGCGATGAAGCGGGCGACCGGCCCGATGGTTTCCGGTTTCATCGCTTCGAGCGCATCAAACAGCGTTTTGTCGTGGACGTGATAGCTGACCTCTTTGCCGTCCTTAAAATAGCTGACGTAGTCGCCGCCTTTGCGGGCGACCTTGGTGATTCTGGTCAGGACGGACGGGAGGACGGCTTGCAGGATATCTTCGACTTCTTCCGCGTCGATGTCATAGCCGCGGGACGCGACTTCGGCAATGGCGTCTTTCGTGAGCTTTGCAGCGGCCTGATCGGTTTTCAGCGTTTCGACCTTCGTCTGCTTGGGCGCCAAATCCGCCAGCCAGCCGAGACCTTCTGTGTTGTGGATAGACTGAAAGATCATGGCGCGCGCGCGGTTCAGCCGCCCCGCCTGCACGGCGTTGTTGGTGAAGCTGATGATGTTGTCGAGAATCGGATTGACGTCACGCGTGGAGCCGTACTGCCGGTGAACGACCTGACCGTCTCCGGACTTGCCCTGCTTTTTGCCGGAGACTTTGGTATCGTTTTCAAAAAAACGGTTCATCGGGACGTAGTTCGGCGCTTCTCTGTCCCAGGCATCCGCCTGCTCCTTGGAGATCAGCCCCGTGCCGACGAGCCATGTATCCCGCACGTTTTTGACAAATTGGACGGTCGCTTTGGCCGCGTCCTGAATGCCGGGGTACTGTGCTTCGAGGCTGGCGAGCGCAGATTGCATGGCTGTATCGGAACTTAGCGTCGGGTCGGCGAAGATCTGGACACCGCGGGCTTGGTCTTCGAGCGCGTGCTGAATGCCGAGGTAAGTGTTCAAGGCAGCTCTGTGCGCCTGATCGTCGAAATTCAGGTTTCCGGCCTTCATTGCTTCGACGAGACTGCCGCCGGTCTTCTGGCCGTTGACGTCTGTGACGCCTTGCAGGACGCACTGCGCTGCCTGAGACTGAGCGTTGCGCGTGGCTCTGACGGCAAACTCGATATCGCGGCTGCCTGTGAGGTCGGCGACCTTTTTGGCGCCGTAGAGATCGTCTGTGATGTGGGTCAGCCACCACTCTTTTGCTTGGGTGTAGGTGTCTTTGCTTTTGAGCGCTTCGAGCTTGGACGTCTCTGTTGTCGTCGGGTTGAAGGCGAGACCGTATCTTGTCAGCGCGTCACTGCCGAAATAGCGGTTTGATTCCGCAAAGACTTCTTGGAGGTTCTGCCATGTTTTGGCGTCAACCGCCGTTTGGAGGTACTGGGTCATGGCGGGGTAGGCTTTTGCGGCGGCGTCAGCGTTCAGCATGGTTTCGCGGAAGAATTCTGCGAGACCTTCTACCACATGGAGTTGTGCGGGATAAGCCTGTTTCATCGCCGGAGAGAGGTTTCTTTCCAGCTCCGACCGGACGACGGGGTCTGCTTTTTTCAGCAGGCTGAACCGTTTATCCATGGCGTGACCGGCTTCATGCGCGAGGACGGGGAGGTCGTTGGTCTGGCGGACGTGAACGTTTTCCGACTTCGTCATAAATTCGCCGATGGCGCTGCGCAGAAACATTTCTTTTTCCGCAACAGTTAGTTTCAACTTACTCTCTGTAAACTTCCGCAGATCAGACAGGGAACGGCTCTGCCCTTCGCCGGATTTTTTGGCGTCGCCAATCCATTGGGATGATGGAGAACGCGCGGCTTGCGTTTCCTGCGGCTGAGACGAACGCTGAGAAGCGTTTTGCGATTGGGCGGTGTAGTTTAGCGGTTCGACAAACGCGCCGTTCTGAACGGTCTGTGCGCCCGAAAAGGACATTGCCTGAATGTTTTGTAATTCTGGTGTGCCGGAAAGGGATTTCAACTCGGCGCGCTGTTCCGCTTTTGTTTTGCCTTCGAGGTTGAGCCGAATACCGGCGTTGCTGAGCTGCTGCAGGGCTTCCGGGCTGGCGAGGATGGATTCTGCCTGCGAGTTGGTGAGCGGTTTGCCGGTTTTCAGGGTTTGCAGTGCGTCTGCTGTTTTGCTGGTGGGCTGTGCGGTTTGCGCGGCGGTTTGCGCGGTTTGTACGGTTTGCGCGGCTTTATATTTGGCGGGGTCGATGGACAGGCCGTTTGCCGCGTCTAACTGCATGAATCGGATGAGATTGCCGCGTTCTACCGCCGTGAGCGGCGTCTGCTTGGCTGCCAGCTCTTTGGCCAGCCGGTAGGATTCGGCGCGATCGTCCATTTGAAGCGCCTGTTTGAGGATGGAGGGCGCGGTCTGTCTGCCTGTTTTGGCGTCTCCGACGGCGTTGATCGCCGCGCCGATGCCGGTCATGGCTGCGCCGGACAGTGCGCCGCCTGCGCCTGCGAGGACGATGTCACCGATGGTATCTAAAATGGCCTGTTTGGATGCTTCTGTCGCCGACATGCCGCCGGACGTCTTGTATGCTTCGACCTTCTGGCTGAGCTTTGACAGGTCACCCATGAGGAGATAGTCGGTCACGGCGTTCGCCAGTTCGGTGGCCGCTTCTTCCTGCGCGTTTGTGAGCGCGGATTTTGCCACATCAGCGACGACGGAGCGGAGGCTGGAGCGGCCGGTCGTCCGGAGTGCCTTGACTTCGGAGAGGCTGTATTTTTCAAACAGCCCTTCAAAGACACCGGCGAGCAGACCGCCTGCGAGCGCCTGTTCATCCGAGCCGCCGCGCGCTGCGATGTCTCTTGCCGCGGAAGCGCCTGCGCCGGTTGCGAGGATGGCTGCGCCGAGCGTGGGGCCGCCCACATAAGAGGCAAGCAGGCTGTTTGCCATGGAGACGCCGGTCTGGTAGAGGAAAGACCAACCGGAACCGTATTTTCGGTTGATTTTTTCAGCGACGGTTCCGGACAGCGTTTCCGGCGTTGCGCTGTTTCGCTGCGACGGCGTGTTGAAATCGATGGGCTGACCGGTGAACGCCTTTTTCACGCCCTGTGTGGCAAGGTCTGCCGCACCGGCAAGACCGGCCAAGGGGGACAGCGCGATGGACGCCGCCGTAGCAAGCGTTTCATGCTTGTTTGCAAACGCCTCCATGCGCTGCTGCTGGTCTTCTGCGGCGCGGTCGTCGAGCAGGGGTTTCAGGCTGTTGAAATAGTCGACCGCCGCCTTATAGCCGCGGGTGTTTAGAAGATAGCTGGCGACGTCGCGTTCCGACGGCTCCATGAAGTTGACTTTTCCGAGGGTTTCATCCATGGAGAGCTGCTTTGCATCCGTTCCGGTTGGGTCGGCGAGCATTTTGCTGATGCGGCGGGCGGTTTCATAGGTTTCGCGGTCTTTCGTGAAGAGCTTGGGCGCGTCGCCTTCCAGCACCTTGGGCGCTTTGTTGGCGGCGAAATCAGGAGCGCTGGTGACTTCGCTTTCGATGCGGTTTTTCACCTGTGCTTCCGGGGATTCCTGTGCTTTGTACCGGTCGGCGAGATAGGCTTTCAGCAAATCGAGGTGGAATTTTTCATTTTCATGCTGGCGGTCATAGGCGTCTGCGCCGGACTGACCCAGATTGGCGGCTTTTGTGAGCGACAGGCCGTTTCCAACACCCATGTTTTCGGTTTCCCGGTCTTTCTGAGACTGCCGAGCCTTCTGCCGTTCGGATTCATATGCTGCCTGCGCTTCGTCGTAGGCGATTTTCAAGTCGGCGTAGGATTTGCCGTCCCACTCCTGCATGTACTGGATGGCTTTTGCCTGTTTGAGTTCTTCGCTGTTTGCGGCGCCATGCAGACCGGCTTTGTTCAGCCGGTATTGAATTTCAGACGGTTTGCCGCCCTTCTGCGCTTCGTCTGAAAGGGCGAGGCGGTCAAACGCCTTCCGGTTGGTGGGGCTTTCAAAGTTTTGGCGTTCCGGCTTTGGAGCGGGCTGATTTGCCCTTGCCGCCATGCGGCGGCGGGTTTCCGCTTCAGCCGTCATGGATATGCTGTTGTCTTCGCCGGTGCGCCACGCGGCTTCGTAGCGGCGGGCAGCGGCTCTTTTTTGCCGCGCGATTTCCACATCGTCCTGCGGGAGGGATGCCAGCCCGTTGTTATACCGCGTTGTCCATGCTTCCGCCGCTTCGGCGCGGCGTCTGCGCGCTTCTTCTTCCTGCCGCTCCTTCTGGCGGGTCGTATTTTCGTACTGCCGGATGGCAGAAGCCCCTCGGCGGACGCCTCCGCTTTGGTTCAGCTTCGCCTGCGCGGCGGCATATCGCTGGAAAAGGTTGTCAGCCATCGTTGAGACCTCCTTCATTTAGTTCTGCTTGTTTTTCAGGCGGTTGCGAACGATGTTGCGCCATGCGTCAGAAGACCGGTCGCGGCTGTCGGTTCCGGCTTTCGCTTCTGCCGCCGTGACCATGTCTACAAAGTCATCATAAAGACCGTAGGCTTTCAGGACTGCTTCTGCGTCGGCTTCGGAGACGGCGCCGCTGGCAGCCAGCGTCGAAATGAAGCCGATGACGCTGGCCTTCTGCGAATCGTCTCTTGTGTATTCGCCGAGGCTGTTTTTGGTAAAAAGGCGGTCTTTGACGGTTTTGGAAAGGTCGTTGTAGTCGTACTGATAGTTCGCTTCCGGCGCCTGGTACTGTGAGGAACCGGGCAGTTTAGCCAGGACAGAATCGCGGTAGAGTGCATAGCCGTCTTCGCCGTAGAGGTTTGTGACGAGCTGTTCGTTGTCGCGCAGCAGACTCAAGACCTGTGCTGTGGAGTAGCCCTGTTTTTCGGCATTCTGGACGACTTGATTGGCAAAACCGATGATTTCCTCATAGGTGAGCGGGTCGGTTTCGGCGAGCTGAGCGGCGTACTGTGCGGAGGCGCCGGAGAGCCCGCCGCCGGATTTTTTGCCGGAAGCGTAGAGCTTTGCCTGACTGAGGGCGTTGGCAATGGCGTCCTGCTCTTTCTGGTAGGCAAACTGGCGCTCTTTCCATGCCCGGTCTTTGGCGTCCTGATCGACGTTGTAGTTCCACTTCTGGTTATATCTGTCATCGTCCACCTTGTCGCGGTCAAGCTGGTACTGCCATTTCTGGTTGTATTGGTCATCTTCGATGGCGTCTCGTTCCTTCTGGTAGGCAAATGCGCGGTCTTTGTTGGCCTGCTCTTGTAGGAGCTGGGCGTATTCCGCTTCCAGATCATTCAGGTCGGCGTCGCCGTTCAAGCGCGCCTGCGCGATTTGCTGGTCAAGCTCTGCGAGGCGCCGCAGCCGTTCCTGCTCGTTTTGGTTCTGGCGTTCGCGATATGCTGTGGTCTGTGCGACCTTGGCGCTGTCGGAATAGCCGCTGTTGTAAAGCCCTTGCGAGGCAAGTTCGTTTGCAAGCTGCTCTTTGCTGGACATATAGCCCTGATAGTTCTGCCGGGCGAGTGCGTCATACTGCTGGTTATAGAGTGGCCGGTTGTATTCGATTTGCTGGATGTTCGCTTCCATGCGCTGGCGGGCGGCTTTCTGTGCGGCCTCCTGCGCCTGTTGGAGATAGTTCGTCTGCTGAGCGGGCTGGGGGTTATTCTGCGCCTGCTGCTGGGCAAGCCACTGCTGGTAATCGACGCCGCCGGACGGCGTCATGACCCACGACTGCGTCCCAGCGGCGTTGGAGACGATGGAGCCGTTGTCAATCCGCTGCGTCCCTGCTGCATCTTTATACATCTTGTTGTCGATTGAGAAGCCGACGGCCTGCTTGCCGGTCGGGTCTGTGTAGTTCATGCGGATGGCGGGGGACGGGGACTGACCGTGCAGCTCTGCGGCCTGCTGCATGTTGCCGGACTTGACGTCGCTGATGTCATAGACCTGACGCCCGGAATCGGGGTCATAGAGGGCGCTTTTCAGAAGATTGGGCATTGGTTCATCCTCCGTTTGGATTCAAGAAGTTGGTTTCGAAAAAGGCGGAGACGGGTTTTTCCGCCTCCGCCTCTCTCTGCTGACTGCTATCTGGGCAGGACGATGCAACCGGCGGACAGACCGGCTGCGGACGTCGTGACCTTGATTTTTCCGGCGTTTGCGCCCTTCGTGATCTTGAAGCGGCCGGATTCGACTGCGACATACGCCGTTTTGTTTGCGCCGACGGAAACGGTGATGTCGGAGACACCCTGGATGCCGTCGCCTGCCTTGATGGTGGCGGTGACGGCTGCCGATGAGGTGAGGACAATCAGGGTCGCTTCGTCGTTGCCCGGCGTCAGAAAGGCGCCGTCGGTGGCATCAACCGCGGTGGCGGCGTACTCTTCGCCCTGGTTCCAGATGAGCTTTTTCGTTACAACGTTTGCTGCTGCCATAAGTAAGACCTCCTTTGATTACGCGTTGTGCGCTTTGATGGCGTAAATTTCTTTCGGACGGACAACCTTTGCGCCGTAGGTATCCAGCACTTTGACGGCGTCGGAGAACTGCTTTTCCGGGCGGTACGGCTCGACCTTGGAGATGCCGGAGGCAAAGGAAACCGCGTCCTTCGTGCAGATCAGGATATAATCGTCCGTGCCGTCGTTGTGGACATTGTTGGTGAGCTTGACCGTCGCCTTGTTGTACTTGCCGACCTCGCCGGTACGGATGGTATCGACGTTGTTGGTCAGGAGCTGCGTCAGCTTGTCCTTGAACAGGTTGTAGAACCACGGGGACATGATGATGGTGACGTCGGCATTCAGGCGGACGCCGTTGTCCCACAGCTTGACAAACGCCGTATCAATGGCGGCCTTGGCTTTGTCAGCCGTGTCGATTTTTGTGGACGCGGAGGCAAAACCGGCGCCGGTTGCGGCGACCTGGGCGATGTAGGTGTCGCGGACTTCGGCCAGCTCTTCGGCAGAGCCTCTCATATACGCCTGCATGAGACCTTCGACGGCCTGCGCCTCGTCGATATCGTCAACAATGAAGTGCGTATACTTGTACTGGTCGATGTCCATGAAGATGGACGTATCTGCCGGGGTTTCGGCGGCGGCGATATCGACGCCGGGCGTGTAGGTTTTGACCGTCGGACGGGCAGCGCCGATGATTTTCACGCGCTTGCCGAGGCCGATTTCTCCCTGGAACTGGGTATTGCAGACGTCTTCCATGACCATCATCTTGGTCAGTTCGTGCTGAATGTGCTTCGACCATACGGTCGGTTTGAAATTCTCGTATGCCATGATAAAATTCCTCCTGTTTTTCGGTTATTTTTTCCACTTGGACATGGATTTCATGACTTTCGCCATGATTTTCGGGTCGTCAAGCTCTTTGTCGGTCAGGCGGTCGACTTCTTCCGGCGTGAAGAACTCCGGTTCGGTTTTGCCCGTACCGACTGCGCCGGTATCCGGCGGCGTCGGCTTTTTGGACGCTTCGGCTTTCGCTTTGACCGCGCGGACTGCTTCGTAGGCGGTCAGGTTTTCCACACCGGCGGCGCGGAGCTTGACAAAGTCGGCCGGAAGGCTTTCCATGGTGATGTTTTCATCTGGATAGGCCTTTCTGAGCGCATCGACGTCTTTTTCACGGAGCGATTTTAGGTATTCGCCCTTGTAGAAATTCAGCTCGTCGATGGATTGTTTGTAGGCGGGGTCGGCTTTCAGCTTTTCCTGCGCCTGACGTTCGGCGTCTTCCTCCCGCATACGGATGACGGCGGGGTCGACGCCTTCGTTGCGCGCTTGAATGGCGCGGCGGATGTCATCCGGGTCCTGCGAGGCGATTTCCGCTTCTTTCTGGATGACGCTGCTGAGCCGCTTATAGCGCTCGACTTCTGCGCGGGACTGTTCAAGTTCCCGTCGCATCCGGGCAAAAGCGGCATTTTCTGCGCGGGTCTGGGGCTTTGCCGCCGACGCGGCTGGCTCCTGCTCCGTGCCTGCTTGTCCGTCAACGGTTTCGGACTGGCCAGCGGGCGGCTGTGCGCTCTGGCTTTCAAGCTGGGCGTCTACGACTTCGCCCTGACCTGCGCCGGTCGGTTCTTCCACGACGGTTTCAGGTTTGATTTCCATGGGTTTTCCTCCTTGGGTCAGACGATTTTATTTTTTGTGCCGCGCCCGACGGAATCCTCCATCTTTGCTTTGGGCGCGGAAGAGCGGGTAAACTGGAATTGCGGGATGATGGGCGGCGGCGGTTTGACGCCGCTTGTGCGGAAGACGCAGAAACCGCGGAGCGCATCCGGCGCGTGAGTGATTTCGTGCGGTTCCGTCGCGCAGTCTGTCGGATTTCGGTCGTCGTGGCAGAGCTGCGGAAGGTATTTGATGAGGTTCGTGCAGTTTTTGAAAATCTTGAGCATGGACGTATCTGCGCCGAACTCATCCTTGACGGGTTTGAGCTGTTCTTTGACGGCCAGCCAACCGGCGACGCGGTTGTTGGAGGTTTTCGTGAGGTGGATGCCGGCTTCTTCAAAGATTTCTGCCGTTGTGCGTCCGGTTTCACGCTGGCGGCTCCACAAGTCCGGCGGCGCGAGAAATTCGTAGATGGGTTCTGAAGCGTTCATCCACAGGATTTCGTTTGCCGCTTCGGAGACCGGAAGGTTCGGCTTATGCAGCTCTTTGTAGACGTATGTCCGGTTGTCCGGGGAGACGGCGAACCACAGCACTGCACACATGTCGAGGCCGTAGTCCATGGAGACGTAGCGCCGCCATTCCGGCGGGATGTCGAACGGGTCGCAGACGTGGATATCACGGCTGAACTCTGAGAAATACTGACCGAGAAACGCGTCCCAGTTGCCGTCGCGCCATGCCTGACGCTGCCCTTCCGGCAGGCTGTCGAGCCAGACAAGATAGCCCGGGTCTTTTGCTTTCAGCGCGTCGTTGTCGGACGCCTTGGCCTGAATGAAGGTGTAGTCCTTTTCGTATTCGCCGGGGCGGTAATCCCGGTCGATGAAGAGGCGTTTCACCCACGAATGACCGACTCCTCCCGGGTTGCAGGTCAGGTAAATTCGTTTCGGGATATCGTTGACGCCGCGGCAGCAGGACGAAATCCACATATACTGGTATTCCGTGAGCTGCGTCGCCTCGTCGATGAAGATGAAATCGTATTCCTGCCCTTGATATTGCAGGACGTCTGACTCCTGATCGCAGAAGCCGAGGCGAATCATCGCGCCGTTTTCAAAGAAAAACGCTTTTTCCGTCTCTTTGTAGCTTGCGATGCCGTTCAGCAGCGCCATCAGGGGACGCGTGTGGTTCTCGCGCAGTTCCGGCAGCGTCCGGCGGACAATCAGAATCCGGCAGTTTGGGTAGTTGAGCGCCAGCAGGGACGCCTTTGCACGGACTGCCCACGACTTGCCGCCGCCGCGCGCGCCGCCGTAGGCGATGTAGCGCGTATCTGCGCGGAAAAACTGCTCCTGCTTGGGATTCGGCTTGCCTAAAACCAGTGTTTTCATTTTGCGAATTCAGCGGCGTCGCCGAGAACCACCTTCACGTCGCCTTCCGTAGAGACTTTCATCTCTTTCTTTTCCGTCCAGCCTTCGCGGCGTTCGAGCCAGAACTTGGCGCCCTGCACCGTATCACGGTTATAGAGCTTTTTCTGGTTGTAGATGGATGCGAGCTGTTCAATCCGGTCGCAGATGAAGTTGAAATCTTCAATTTCCTTCATCTTTTTTTCGGAGTATTTCGGTTCGCCGTCCGGCTGGGTCGGATGCCGGTGATTTTGCAGCGTGGCGTCACAGATGTGACAGCGGCGCGCATACTCCGAAAGCATTGGGACGAGGTTCGGGTTCTCTTGCAGTTCCTTCAGGTAGCGAATCCCGACCTGAATTTTCTGCTCATAGGTCAGCTGCTTCCACCAGTCGAGCGGGATTCCGTCTTCATCAATTTCCGGATTGGAAACCGGATGTTCGACCTTTTTTCTCATGTCGTTTTCACTCCTATCTTCAAAATATTGACCGTCATTGCGGCGGTCGGGAGGGTTTTTGATACGAACGTCGCCTGATTGGCCGTGGAGACGTCGAGCATATAGACGCCGTTTTCACCGTATGCGCCGAAGCTGGCGGGGGACGGGCTGACGATGTAGCTTGCGCCGGACGCGGAAAGACCTGTGACCGTGACCGTCTGGCGGTAGGTGTTGTCTGTCTGCTTTGTCCAGCCATTTGCGGGCAGCGAAACGGTCAGCTCCGGCATTTTGGCGGCATTGTCGGCGTAGGCAAAGATGTCCTGCGCTTTGGCCTGCGGGTCGTAGGTCGCTTTTGCCATGTCGGCAATGCCGGACTGGAACACGGCGTCTGCGACGACCGCCTGCACGAACGCCGTTGTAGCGATCTGCGCGTTGCTGGTCGTTTTCGCGGGGGTCGGGGCGGTCGGAACGCCGGACAGCGCGGCGCCGTCTGCGTTTGCCTTTTTGGTATACAGCTCTTCGAGCAATGCGCCGACGGTTGTCCCTTCCATGCCGCTGATGCTTTCGCCGATCTCGTTTGCGCCGGTGGAGGCGGCGAGGGCGTCAATCAGTGCGTTCAGCTTCGGGGCGACGACCAGCTTGACGAGCTTGTCAAACGACGCCTGCAAATCGGCGGCAGACATCTGCGGCTTGACCGGCAGGCTGGCGACGTCTTTGTTTGGGTAGTCTGAATCGTGGACTTTGAGAGTTGAAATACTCATTTTTTCACCCCTTTACAGCGAAGTCGAACCGCCGAGCGTCGCCGCCATTTCAACAGGGGCTTTTGCTGCGGCGTCCTGCGGGGTTAAGGTTTGAAAATCCGGGAGTGGGAGCTGCTGCGCCTGCATGGCGTTCTGTGGGTTTGTGGTCTGCCGTTTCAAGAGGATGTTCTGGAAATCCTGTTTCGGCGCGGTGGAATCGAGCGGGAGTGCGTCGACATATTCCTCAAACGTGATATAACCGCCTGCCATGGCGTTCATGATGGACTGTTCACGCGCGTATTTTGAGAACGGGTTTGTCGGGCTGGCGTCGATACGGACGCGCAGGCGAAGTTCGTCAAACGCTTCCGGCGCGATGAAATCCGAGCGCACAAGCCCGTCGGACTGGTACTCCTCGACGGTCAGGCCGTTTGGCTGGTAGGCTTTCCACATGGCGAGCCAAACGACGGCGACGTCTTCGACAAATTCCTTGAACATGGCGATCTGCTCATTCAGCGGAATGGCCGCTTGGTCTTGGACGGCGATGATGGCCGCACCGGAAGCGCGTTCCGGGTTGACCTGACCGAGCGCGGCGTCGCCTGCACCGGCGAGTTCACGCGTGTTCTTGATGATTTCCGCTTGCAGCAGCCCAGCCTCCTGGCTCATGGGCGCGGGGGCTATGTAGGTGAAGATATCCTTGACGCTTTGGACACTGGACGATTTGACCTCGATGGCCTTGCCGACGCTGTCAACGTCTGCCGGGTTTTCAATCAGGTTTTTCGCGTAGACCGGCTTGGCAAAGGCGTTCATCTTGGCGGAGATCAGGCGCCGCGCAAGCAGGCGGTTTGCCTCGATCTGGTTCGGGATGATGGGCAGGACTTCACCCGTGCCGCGCGCGGAGTTCTTTTTGGGAATCCAGACGAACGACGCCATGGGGTACTTGGTCAGACCGGTGATAGGCGTGTCCGGCTGGTAGATGACCGTCTGCGTGGAGCGGGCGATGTGGATTTCGCCGTTATCGTCGCGCCAGAGATACAGGAGGCAGCTGCACTTGCCGTCGCCCTTGACCTCCGTATCGTCGCCGACGACCGTTTCCGTGTCTTCGTCCGGCGTGATCTGCTCGATCAGTTCCTTTTTCAGCCCGTTTTTCTTGGCGTCGCGCTTGACGTCGTTGACCGGGCGGCGTTCATAGAGGATAATGTACTCCTGCTTTTGCAGGTCGCGCTGCTGTTCGTCGGCGAGGTAAACCGCCGTGTTGTCGATGACCTGCGCGTCGAGGTTGCGGTTGTAGAAATAGACATAGGAATCGCCGGAAATGCAGGCATCGCGGACGATGCGCCAGCAGAGATAATCCATCTTTTGGGCTTCCCAGTGCTGTTGGGCGTAGGTGTTCAGGTCGGCGCAGATTTTCTCGGCTTCTTTCGAAAAGTCGCCCTGCGCGTTGAAAACGATCTGCACCTGCTGCATACTGACCATGGTCGACTTATACTCGACGGTCGGGGCGATGAAGTTATAGACCGGCAGCTCGTCTGCGTTGGAAACGCCGTGCCACTGGTCGCCTTCAAAGAAACGGAATGCTTTTTCCGTGTTTCGATAGAGGTTCAGCTGGTTGTGGTGGTTTTTGCCTTTCTGGTACTTCTGCCAGATGTGCGTAGCTTCGAGGGCAGCCATGGAACCGCCTCCTTTCGTTTTGATTCAGCCGGATTCAGCCGCGGAACCGGTTGATTTCATCGAGCTGCTTTTTCAAGCGCTCCTGCTCTTCGGACGTTGGTGTCGGCTGCGGGTCGTGCCTTGGTTTCGGGGTTTCCGGCGGGCGCTGACGCTCAAAGAGCAGCTTGGCGAAGAAGGCAAACGCGATGCCTGCGAGGAATCCGGAGAACAGACAGATGCCGGTCACAGAATCACCCCCCGGACGCCGAGATTGGAAAGCATACGCGCCGCCTCTTCGACGGTGACGTATTCTTCCGGCGTTTCATCTTCGCCGGTGAGGGCGGCGAAATCTTCATAGCAGACGTTCATGTCGACGTTTCCGATGATGCCGTCAATTCGCCCTTTGGACGTCCACTGCCAGATGACGGCCTGCGGATAGCTGAGCTTCTGACGGTTGTCTTTCCATGCGTCTGTCAGGGTTCTGCCTTCAATGTTTGGATATGCCGCGTACCAGAGCGGGTATCTGGCGCCGTCCTGCTTTTCAAACACCGCCGGTTCAATCAGGTTCTTTAGCCAGTTGCGGTTGGTATATACACCGGCTGACGTGCCGGTTTCACCGACGATTTCCAGCCAGCGCCGGAGCAGGGCAGAAATCTTCCGCTTGCCGAGGGCAGCGTGCTTTTTCAGCTCCATATCAAACCATGCGCCGAACTGCGGGTGAAACGCTTCACAGAACTCTGCGGCAAATCGGGCTTCCGCTTCGACGCCTTCTTCCGTTGTGGCGCCGGACGCAAAATACAGCCCGAAGGGGATGTCCGTCCGCAGCGCTTCTTTGATGTTTCTATCAAACGCGCTGTCCTGCGCCGTGCCCTGCGCGGCACGGATGATGACGAACGCCAGATGTTCGTTCCGGGCGAGTTTATCCCAGTCAATCTTGCCTTGGGCGGTGGAGATATCGATACCGTATTGTTCAATCATGGGTGTCACCGTCTTTGTCTTTATCCTTACCCGCCTGCTTGATGAGCTGGTGGCCGTAGACGGCCGCCCCCGCGCAGAGGATGCCCTGCGTGACGGCTGTGAAAAGGCCGGTCACGCCGAAAGGCTCTCCGCCTCCGCCGATCCAGCAGACGGCGAGCAGGATGCCGGCGCCGCCCAGGACGAGCGGAATCCACTTGTCCCGCAGGAAAGACGCCTCTTTGAGGATTTTTCCCAGCACCCAAAGCACCGGCACGGTCAGCAGCAGCTCCGGGCGGATATACTCCAGCACATTCATCTCAGTTTCCTCCCGCGGTTTCTTCCAGGTCGTGAATCCGGTGGTTGATGACCTTGATCTGCTCTTCCATGATGGGCATCCGCTCGGCAAAGCGGTTGTGCTTGTCTACCTTTTTCTCCAGCTGCTCCACCCGGTAGGATGTCAGGCGCAGGCCGGAGTAGCTGCCGATCGCCGTTCCGAGCAGGGCAACGACGGCGCAGATGATGCTTGTCCAGTCCATTTTTTCCCTCCTGTTTGTCATTTCCGTTTGTCATTTTTATGCGCCGGGTTCCGTTTCTTCCGGCGGCAGGTCGTATTCCTCCCATGTGAGGTCGGTTTTCAGGCGGTATCCCTTGCCCGCTTCCTGCGGGCAGGCCCGGATGACCGCCAGGATGGCGTCGTATTCCGCTTTCGTGATCGCCGTACCGCTCGAACCGGTACCGATGGCCAGCAGGTACGCACCATCGATCTGCTTCCATCTTCTCATGCTCCTCATGCGTCAAGCACCCCGCTTCCGACGGCAATCCAGTCATACGTCGCACCGCCGACCAGCTGATACCCGGTGCCGGCGGCACACAGGCAGACGGTCTGTTCGTCGGCGGCGGACATCAGCAGGTTCCCGTTCGCTTCCTGAATGCTGTATAATGCGCTCAGCACTTTTTCGCTCGCCAGCTTCGTTTCCACCACAATGTGGGACTGCGAAGCCATTTCGCCAAACCCGAAGCCCCCGCAATACCGCGGGGCAACCACCGTCACATGCGGTTCCATGCAGACGGCGAACAGCACCGGCACTTCGCCGAGACCGCGGTTCACAGCGTATGCCTTCGTATTGGATGCCGGTGTGAAGGAACCGGCCGCCGCATTCAGACCGCCCGCCGAAAGTGCTGCAACCGCGCTGACAAATCCGGACGGAAAGGTCAGCGGGGAGGCAAGCGGGTCGCCCAAATTGCCCTTTTCGCGGATGGCGTCGGCGATGGAGGACAGCCCGTTTTCCAGCGCGGTCGAATCGACTACTTTGTCATATGCCACTAAAAAGCGCCTCCTGTCCACGTCGGCAGCGCGGCAAGCACCGCGTTTGTGATGGTTTGTTTATCGGCGTCGGTCAGGGTGTAGGGGTCGCCCTTTGCGCCGGGTGAACCGGTATCGCCTTTATCGCCTTTTGCGCCTCTTGGAATTGTGAAATTCAGGGTGGCGGCGGCGCTTGTGCCTGTGTTTTCCACACTGGCGTCTGTGCCGGGTTCACTGGTTGTGACCGTTCCAACGGTGATGGTTGCAGCGGCGCCGGGAGTTCCTTTTTCACCTTGAGAACCCTTTTCACCCTGATCACCTTTCGGACCTTTGAGCGCGGCGAGCTGGGCCTCTGTAAAATCCCCGTAGGTAAACGGGTCGCCTTTATCACCTTTTGAGCCGGGGCTTCCTGCCGCGCCGGGGTCGCCTTTATCCCCCTTGTCGCCTTTATCGCCCTTATCCCCTTTGTCGCCTTTGAAGCGGCCGGTTTGGGCTTCTTCATAGAGCGTATCGACGCGGGTCGTGCAGCTTTTGAGCTGTTGGTTGATCTGCTCGTAAATCGTCGGCGTCGGGTCGGACGGGATGCGGGCATCGCGGTAGGTGCCGCGCGCGACGCTCTGTGCGATGGGCTGCGTCGTGACGAGGGAACCGTCTGCGCCGATGCCGGTGACGCCGATCTGAATATAGCCGTCCTTTTGCAGCAGCTCCCACGGGATGTCGCATTCGTTCGTATCGTCGAGCAGAATCTGGTACACGTCCGCCGCTTTGCTGCCGCGCCAGAACGTCGCCGTCCGGACGAGGTCTGCCCAGCTTTCGTCAAACGTGAACGCAACGCGGTCATAGTTGACGCATTTTTCGACGGTCAGCTCTGTCTTTTCGATTTTCAGGGTGGTTTTAGATACCGAAAGGCGCAAAAGATTCACGCTTGCCGCCTCCTTCCGTGACGATTCTGCACACCGCGCGGTCGCATTCGGCGATGGCGTTCAGGTAATCCTGCCGGTACATGGCGAGCTGTGCGTTGTCGCAGTCCTCCGAAAAGAGCCTCGCGACAAGCCCCTTCGGGATGACGCGGACGACCAGCTCTTCGTCGTATGGGAGTTCGTCGTCCAGCGCGTCGATCTGCGGCAGGCTGCGGAACGGCTCCTCGCCGCGGAATTCGCGTCTGCGGTTGGCGACGTCATACAGTTCGCCGAGGATGACGTTGAGCCACGATTTTGCCGTTGCGGTATAGATGGAAACGTCCGTTTCGTGGACGATGTTTGCTGCGGTTTCGAGTGCTTCTCTGCCGGTCATGCGTTTTCACCTTCCTCTGCTGGATATCCGATGGCGCCCTTGGAAACGTACCAGTAGCCGTCGGAGTGTCTGCCGTTCGCCGGGTAATCGCCGGGATTGCCGTTGACGATGCCGTAGGAAATGTTGCCCTTGACATAGACCGTTTCACCGGAATCCACAGGGACAACCTGATAAGTGTTGACCTGCATGACGCCGTTCTGGATGCCTGCCAGTTCCTGAAACGATTTGTACATGGTGACGGTGTCCTGACCGTAGGCGCCCCCGACGCCAAAATACCGGTATCCTCCGTTGTACAGGTCTTCAAGCGGATAGTTTGCGACTGTGAGTTCATCTGCGAACTGAATCCCCCAGTAGTAATAGCCGGAAATGCGCCTGTAGTACACGCCGTTGACTTTTTCGAGCGTGATGAGCGATGTGCCGGTTTTCTGCAATCCGGCGACGGTCTGGCTCTCCTTGATGCAGTCGAACTTTTCCCAGTTATATTTGTTCCAGACGAGCTTTTCGCCCTGATAGATGCGCTTGATTTTATCCGTGCCGAGGCGCGCGTCTTTGATGGCGGTGAAGTCGATGTTCATTCTTTCACCAGATACAGCGTTTGGCTGTCCTTTGATGTGAGGGCGTTGTACGCCGCTTCGGTCAGAACGACCGTCGGCGGCAGCGTGCCGGTCACGCCTTGAATCGTGACGCCCTTTTTGATGTTTTCCGCTTTGACGTTCGCGTCTTTCGGCGCGCCGCCGGTTAAGTTATAGACTGCCATGTGACCCTCCTATATTCTTGCGGGGCGGAGCTTATGGAAGCGTTTGACGATGCCGTAGACGCCGAAGCCTTCGTTCGGCTTGTTGTTTTCCACGACGATCTGACAGGTTTTATACCGTTTGATTTTCCGGTTCATGGGGATGACCTGCGAGCTGTCATTGGTTTCAAACGTGAAGCTGTCGAAGTCGATGTCCGAGAAGTCGAAGATATTTGTGCGCTCCGATTTGACGCTGACGCCGAAGTCGTGGTCGGTGCGGATGGCGACGGACGCGCCGGAGCGGGTATAGGGCTTGATCATGATCGCCGTGCCGCGGAGCGGGATGCTCTTCAGCAGGGCGAAGTTGCCGTCGTCGTCCGCTTTGGTCGCCCAGCGCGCCGGGATGGCTGCGCCGTCGTCGGAGAAGCGGGACATGCCGGTTTCGTCGGTCTTGAATCTGCAAATTCTGCCGTCGGGCGTTCCGAACCAGAGCGAACCGCCGCATTCGAGCCAGCAGCGGGCGGGGATATTTGTCCAGTAGTAGCATTCATAGACGTAGTCGCCTCTGGACTGCGGCTTATACGATTTATACTGTTTGCCGTCCAGAACATAGCAGCGGCCGTTCAGCGCGAGCAGATAGTAGCCGTTCCATTCGACGGCAGCCGCTTCGGCGAGGTTCGGCTCTTTGGTGAGCTGCGCGTCGATGAAATAGCTGCGGTTTTGCAGCGCGTAATGCGAACCCATGTCCTGAGACGCGATGCCGGTGATGCCGGTTTCGGAGAGAAACAGCCCTTCGTCGCCGAGGTTCGCAATGCTGTACATGCCTGCCGCGCCTGCGCCCGAGACACCCTGCGAGAGGCTGAACACGGCCTTGCCGTTTGCATCCGTCCCTGCGCTGCGGAGAAAGACCGTCGCGTCGGCGCTGTTGGTCGATTTGAGGATCGCCTGATACTGGTTGATGCGCCGGTAGCCCATGACGGCGTTGGCGTCGCTCCCGATGTAGGCAAACGACGTGTCCGGGACATATGCCGGGTCCGGGCGGTAATCCGGTGCGTGAATCTCGCAGTGCCAGTCGACATTGGGCTTATCCGGATGACCGGAGAAGAAAATGCGTTCGCCCATGTCGCCGCCGAACCCGTAGCTTGCGGCAAACCGGCATTTGCGGATGGTGTCGGCGTATCCTTCGACGGTCGCGGTGAAGGCGATTTCCACATTGTCCTCGCCGGTGATCGTCGGTTTTGCCGGGGCGGTCGAAAATTTGACCTTGCCGGCGGTCAGGTCGACGGTGTACGCGCTGGTTTCCTGCACGGTTCCATTGACCTTGACTTCGGAGACGCCGGTAATCGGGGCGGTGTCAAGCTGGTAATCTTTGGAGGTGCCGTCTGCCTGAAAGGCGTTCCGCCGTTTCGGTGTGAGCAGGTTGACGCCTTCCAGCGTCTGACCGCCGCCTGCCGGAGGTGCACTGAATGTGGTCAGCGGGGCATATGCAACGGTGGAGACGTCGGCGAGTGTCTGTCCGTCATAGACAAGATATTCGCTGCCGGTGAGAATCCAGAGTTTCCCGGCGCAGGTAAACGATGTGCTGCGGGCGTCTGCGTATGTGCCGGTCAGCGCGGTCAGCGCTTCCGCAGCCGTGTCCCAGCCTGTCCATTGGTACAGCTTTGTCCCGATGTGGACGAGACGAACCTCGCCGGATGACAGCACGGCGCGGTGAATGCCGTTGACCCTGCCGGGGCTTCCAGCGGTGTAATCCGCTTCCGGCTGTTCGACGACGGTCTTCCAGCCGTGACGCTTTTCCGGATAACCGCCGGTGTCGGAGATCAGGTTCGGGGCGTCCGGGCTGCGGGTGGTGTCGATGAGCGCCGGGTCGGTGGACATGTCCACGCCGCGAAACTTATCGTAGATGGTGGTATACGACGCCGGGCTTGAGCCGGTTGGAATGCTGATGGGCATGGGCGCGTCCTCCTTTGGTGTTTTATGGTATATAACCATAAAATCAGTCAAAAATCAAGTTATTTCGGCGTGGTTGGCTGTTGTATGTAGGAATATAAAGTGCAAAAACAGCGAAAACGCACAAAAGAGGAAATTCCGCATTTTTGGCAACAAAAAAAGACCGCAGTGACGAATCACTACGATCTTCTTTTGTGGGCGTGTTAAGCTCACACAGCATCAGAGCGAGAAGTCGCACGGAACATCCAGCTTCGGATTGCAGCAGATCATGGCGATCAGCAGCCGGACGTGATAGGGCATGGGTCTGTGATCAGCCGTCCAGTTTTCGATGGTTCGCACAGGAATCTGAGTCATCGCGCTGAGTGATCGGAGCGTATACCCCGTGGCATAAATCAGATCTCGTTGCGGAGCGTGTGCCATGGCATAAATACTGCGGAGCTCCGCAGCATCAGCATACTCTGCATACTGCTTAACGAAAATCAGCTGCGGGGCTTCACAAGCACATGCCTCGCGAAACAGGGCGCAAAAGGTGGCTTTATCCACTACTCACACCTCCTCTTTCAACAGCATGTATGAAAACATTTTTGAAATGTTCTGGTCAAACGCATCACCGCTTCGCACGACAAACGCTCGATCATCTACGATGCGGAAAACGTGAAAAATCGCATTGTCCAGTGCAATGATGTATTTCGGGAAGAATTTTTCGTATGCAGCTTCCGCTTTCCTTTCTCGCTTGATATCCGCTTTGAACGGGAGAATCAGGTCGCCGGGATACAGAATTTTTGCAGCCGGCAGCTGGCTCTGAATGCTGTCGATGTACGCCTGCGGAATTTTCTTCATGTGTATCTTCCTTTCGGTTGTGCCCCGGCAAGGATGAACCCTGCCGGGGTGTAGCTGTTTCTATCCTATCTGTTTCAGCACAGGTGTTAGCAGTAAATAACGGACGAGCTGTTTGGCACTAATCCCGCAGACAAATGGGCATTTCAGCTCTCCGGCTTCGCCGCGAACCAAAACCAAATACTTTTCATCCACGCATTTGGTGATAAACATTGTGCAAAAAAAACAGTCCTCGTAAACCAGAGATGCCTTCTGAATATCCTCTTCGTCCTCATTTACTGTGGTATCCGATTTCAGCACATCGATGAGGTCATTAGGGTACAGGATTTTCGATTTCCGGCCAACCAGTTTTTCGATTAAAACCTCGTCATCTATGTCCTTTGGGACAATCCAATCAAGCTTCGACTCGGCAATAAGCCTGTCGGTGCTGCGAATCGCGGCTGCCCATCGTTGCGTTTCATCCGCACACTCATCTGGGTCGTGGTGCAAAAGCCACCGCCATGCAGCCGTCCACGCATACCACTGCACAGATGTCCCATCTGGCACAATTCTGCTGGCTGCACAAATGTCGCGATCATCCTCAGATATGATCGCGTTCAAGCAGCCATACTTGTCTTCATAAATACGCGTCGTTCTCATTTTTTTACTCACCTTTCTGGCTATCGCCAGTAAATATTTCGAAGCACGCTATATCGTGCTTTGATTCCGGAGACGCTGTAAAGTCCCTTCCCATCGGATTTGTACGGATATACGGCTACGCCTTTGTCAAGATCGACACCACGCATCAAACGGCCGTCCTCCACAAGGAACTGAAATCCGTCTCCGTGACTATGCCATCCGTCCATGTAAACCGTGCGTTTTTTCTTTTCGATTTCCATAAAATTCTCTCCTCGCTTTTCTGTATGTAGGGGCGGTTGCCCGCCCCTTGTGATTGTGACTGCTTACAAACGGCGATTAATCTTCGTTTGGTTCCTCGATCATGTCTATCAGCGCAGTCAACGCTGCAACATATTCCGGATTGCTCAAGCTTTCAGCATCAGAGATATCATCCGGATCCGCGTCTTCGGTTAATCCTAAATCTTCGAGCGTGATTTCCACGCTGAATTTGCGTTTCCCGCCAATGTGCACCAGATCACCGTTATCATCCAGCTGTGCAAGATACTCCACAGTGCTTCCATCCACATAATGTGGGCAACGGCCAATGTACTCGTCCATTTCGTTCAGTGTGATTTTTTTCATTTTTTTGCTCTCCTTTACTTTTTTTTGCGTGTCCGGGCTTGTGACCGGGCTGCCGCATTACCAGCCCCGGAGGGCTGTCACTCTGCGTGTGTGGTGTCGAGGCGGTAGATATCATAAGTGCTCACGGCGTTTCCTCCTTTGGCTCATCATAGACGAGGTAGATGTCTCCGCTGCCCTCCCAGCTTACGGTTTCAATGGCTTTAAGCTCGGTGACGAGCCATGCGGCTTCCCCCATTGCTGCGGCGACATACTTGGCTGGAACCCTCCTGCGCTTTGTAGGGCGGCTCCATCCCCGGGATTTTACTTCGCCGTAGGTGATGTTTTTTTTCAAGGCCAGGAATGCTGCGGGGCTCTGAGCGTCCATGCCGACGGTGATGCCGTCGAACTGCGTCATGTAGAGGTGCATCACTTGTCGCTCGCCTCCTCTGCGGGCCACCAGCCGATGTCGTCGGCGACGGCTGCCATGTAGTCGGCGAGGGCCATCTCACTGCGCGCCAGCTCGATCTCTCCGTCCTCGGTGTCCTGGGTGATCCATGCGCGCATGTGCTCACCGGATGCGATAGCTTTTCGGACGGCTGCGGCATCCTCTCTATACTCCTCTACGGCGTACTCTTCATAGATCCACTCGCTTTTCATCCGCTCCATCTGGTATGCCAGATCGTCCGCGCTCTGGATGCGGTAGGTGCTCTCGCGGTTGCACTCGCCGTGCTCTGGATCCCATGTGGTAAAGTGCAGCATGGTGTACGGGATTTTTTCTGCTTTTTGGGTTTTCATGATTTTCGCCCTTTCCTATATGATACTTTTTTTCGGTGCCGGGCGGGGGTGGACGGGCCCCGCCCGGGTGTTTGGTTAGATCGTCGTGCGCTCCAGCTCAGCCAGCATCAGGCGAGCGCGGGTCGCGTCGTGCAGTCGCTGCGCTTGCTTGGCGTCTGCCAGACTGTCGTCCGGCTCGACTTTGAGCATCTGCATCAGCGATCTGATCGCGCCGGTCTCACCGAGCAGCAGCGCACACTCTCGGTCGCTACTCTCTGCGAGCGTAAGCTCCTGTCTGCTCTTGCAGCTCTGCGCCAGCTTGCTGCGCCTCATCTCGTATGCCAGCTGCGCATCAGCCAGCCGCACTTGCAGGATCCATGCGATTTTTTTTGCAGTCATAGGCATCCTCCTTGACTTTTGGCGGAGCCTATGGTATCATATAGGTACCGTGTCCGCCTCTGTGGATTCGGCCGGCCATCGCATCCGGGAGTCAGCTGTCCAGGCCTTTTACCCGGTGCGATGGTCTTTTTTTGTCCGCCGGACTGTCTGCCCGGCTGACACATATAGTATAGCACGTCTGCGGGCGGTTGTCAAGTATTTTCGAAAATTTTCTTCGATACGCTTTGGCGTGCCCTCATAACAAAACGTTATGGAGTGATTTTTTTTATGTTTTTGGGTAGTAGGGTGGGGGAAGTATACCATATATGGCGCGTAGCGGGTTCGCCTGTATCCGCACTTTTTTGGGGCTTTACCTGGCATATCGCCGTCCGCGCTCCGGCGACTGTGAGTGTACACGGCGTATGCAGAGGTACATATGCGCGCTTGTATATGGTATAGCAGTCCGGCTGAGTGGTAGGTGTAGGCGATATGCGGTGCTATGTATGCATGATATACAGTGATATACATATGTATATGTATATATATGCATATAGAGGAGCAGTGAATTAAACAAAATGCGCGTTTTGTTTAATTGGAAACCCGTGTGGTATTTGTGCCATATGGTCTACCCTTGCCCCGAATAGGGGGGCGCTTCGGGACGGGAGGTAGATATACCTATCTATCCTCACGCCAACAACGAAACAGAATCAAAGAAGATAAGTTGGATAGATGAATGAATATATATTCTGATTATCTTCATACCGGAAAAGAGAAAGCCAAATAGAAAAAAAGGAGAAGAGAGAAGAAGAACATAGAAATACCTATACCACCTCACACCGAGAATAAAATAGAATCAAAGAGGATAAGGGGGGGGAAGATAGGATGGAGAGTAGTAGTATATATATAATATATATAATATAGGGGTGTGGGGGGATAAGATAGACCCTTGAACCATAAGGGGGGTAGGAAAATAATAGGGGGGTATGGGGGATTAGAAAAAAGAGTGGGGAGACGGAAGAAAGAGGGGGAAAAAGGTAAGAGATAAGGAGCGGGTGAGATGAGATAAAAAGAACCGCCCTGAATGACAGAGCGGTTTGGGTGGAAGATGTAAGGGCGAGAAGCTTTTTTTGTAGGGGTAACAGAAAAGACCGAGGGAAAAGGGGAAGTTTGCGGTTGATGTATACCACACAAGTCATCTAAAAATGGTGGGGAATCTCCCCGCCGCTCGGTGGACCTGGGTTTTTCAACCAGCCCGATTTGTGATGTCCGACACCACCATAGGCATTATACCACAAAAAATACCACTTTGTCAATGACGTCTGATATACCAGATGTCGGGTGATTGCTGTTTTGGATAACTTGCTTGCAACTTGAAACCAACTTAAAACCAACTTGCAACCTGTGGAACGGAGAAGCTATTGGGTTGGATGGTTCCTGTTCGAAGTGGTATCCGGTTTATTGGTCTATGTGGGAATGGACGAATGAAAGGAAAGCATACCAGCAGGACGCATTGGGGGAATCTGAGCAGGATTTGAGCTTGTGGCAATAGCTCTTTTTGAACGCATCAATGTCGAAAACTGTGCCGGTGAAGATGTCACATGGCGGGCCGAACAACTCAACGAGGGTGGAACAGATTTCGGAATGTGTCAGAGGGTGGTACATTTGAATGGCTCCTTTCTACGGTAATTCTGTCTGGATTCGTACATACGAAGGATTTGTGGCATGTAATGGCAGGCAACGAAATATTCGACGCGGCAACCGCGGGCGATATCCCAGTCTTTCGCGAAGAAGATGACGTCTGCGGTGGTCATGCGTTTCAGGGAATCTGCCAGACAGCAGACCGGCAGAGGGCGTTCGCCTGATGTGAAGGGGAGCGGGTTGATGACCGTAATGTCTTCGTTTGGGAATCTGGACTTGACACGGGCGATGGCGCGATAACGGGTTTTCACGATTTCTTTGTGGGTTTTGCCTCGCATGGGCATGGAAATGAACAGGTTGATCATTCTTCTTCCTCCTCGATTGGCGTGAACCAAAATTTCTTTTTGCATTCGTGACAGTTTGTTCTGCATGTTGCAGTGCAATCAAATACGCGTACACAGGCTCTCGGTAAATCAGATGGATAATTGTAGTTTGGGAACAGCTTTTTGAACTCCGACAACCGCGTTTTCACCGGATGCTCTTTCGCCCATTCTTCGACAATTTTAACAATTTCATTTGGTTGTCTTCGGGCAAAAGTGAAACACGTTGTGATTTCGCCATCTCGTATTTTCTCATGTATATTGCAGCCAGCACATTTACTTAAGTTATACTGATTTTTCTCTCTAAAATAATCGCACATTCTTTCTTTTTCTCTCAAAAATTCAATTGCATCCATGTTTTTACTCCTTTGTTTGCTTATTCGTTTGCTGATTCGTTTGCGTATTTCGGCTGTTTTGGCAGCGGCATCCATGCGATAACACGCGTTCTGGTTCCGTTTGCAACTTCGCCGCCCCAATGCCCGTTGTACTGATATCCTATCCCGTATGTTTCAAACATGCAGTTGTAGCTCCCATATCTGAAATATTCATACCAACACAGCACGTCTTCCCCGTTTGGCGGCAATCGCTCTTCAACACTAATCCATTCGCTCATTCTTCTTCTTCCCCCTCCCTTTGTTCCGCGCTGCTACAAAAACCATCATACGATGCGTAAAATTCTACATAACGCCGGCAACAATATTCTTCAATCCAATCATCCCAGTATCGAAATTTACAATCCCGGCAGCGAATTACTGGAACAGCATCAACTGTTGGCTGGGCATCAATTACGCGTCTAATGCCGGGCGTCAGAAAATCTGGCTCTGTGCATTCATACGTGCACCGATCTGATTTCGAAGGACACTCTTTACATATGTCGTATGTCTCAAATGCTGATTTTAGTTTGTCTGCATCAATCAGTCTCATTCTTCTTCCTCCAAATCCATTTTTGCTCCACAGTTGGGGCAAAATTTATAATTGACTCCCCAGACTGTCCGATATCCGCAAATAGAGCAATCCTCACACTCATTCATGAATGGGGTTTGAGTCGGATTCCATCGTCCATGCACAACCGGTGCGACATCAGCGGCGGGCGTATACTCTGGGTAGGAAATCATCTTGATTGCATCCTGAATAGTTCCCTTTTCTTTGCGGTATTCTCTATTACCGAGACTTCTGAGCAGTTCAACCGTTTTTTCACGCTCAATGTATTCAGCCATTGTCTCCCTCCTCACAGTAAAATCTGGAAATGTCCTTCATACTCCAGCGAACCGTATCCGAAATTGTGGAGCATAGATACCCACCTTCCATGTGTACGGACTTCACGCCATAGACTTGCGGATTCGTGAAATGCCCAAACTGTTTTTTCATGTGTTCCTCAAATTCGTCCTTGAAAATAATGGTCAGCTTCATTTCATCGCCTCCAATGCTTTCTCCGCCTCTACATTCGTCATTTCCGCCCCGCAGTTGGGGCAAAAGAAAAACTCTTCGGTGTTGTTATCGCAGCAGTTCCACGTTTTCCCACATACGGAACAGGTTGTTTCTGAAAGTGCCAGGTGCGTCTATCCAGTGTCCTCGTCGCTTTTCGATTCGCCCGTCAACAACGGATCAGAGCATCTCGGATGCTTTCAGGCATACGCTTCGCTTCCACCAGCTTACGCTGTTTGTATCCGCAATTTTCTGCAAGCCGATAATGACGGAATTGCGTTCTGTTTCAGGCATTGCTTTCCACTTCCCTTGTGATAGACTGTTTTTGCTTTTTGTAGAACCTCTGTGCTTTTTTGCGTTTATAGCGCATTTTTGCGGTTGTTTTGTTCTTGTCTACACAAATTGTCTCGACCGTTTCAAAATTGCGATTGCAGGTCTGGCAGAGGCGGCGGCGATAAACCTCCCAGCCGTAGGAAATTGTGTTGACGACCTTTGTCTGAGCGCCGCAGTTTGGGCAGTCCATCTGTGCGCCTCACCGGATTTGAAGGTTCCGGTTTTCGACCAGCGCGGCGCCTGGGACTTCCTGACCGAGCTGGATCGCCTGCTTGATGAGCGTCTTGTCGATTTTGACGGAGACGACTTCGGATTTGAAGACGGCTGGCACCGCGGCTTCGTCGTCGATCTGAATCGCTTTGGATTTGCGGAAGCTGATAACGACCTTCGGCGTTTCGAGCTTCGCTTTGCCGACGGCATCCAGACTGTTTTTCAGAAGCTGCTTCAGGTAGTCGTTCCGGCGATCCAGCGATTCGCGGCGCTTCTTCAGCGTTTTTTCCTCTTCTTTGATGCTTTCTGCCATTGCAGCGGCGTTTTTGATAAAGCAGGCGACTGCCTCCGCCTTCTGGTCAAACGACCCTTCCATTTCGTCGAGGCGTTCCGCGCCGGTGATTTCGCCGGTCTCTTCATCGATCTCAAGGTTGTCCAGCACATCCAAATATTCCTTCGTGATTTCATACAACGTTTCCATGTTCAAATTCTCCTTTGTTGATTTTCATATTTTCTTTTTGTTTTGGTTCAGGTAATCCGCCATGGTCTGGATGGCGGTTTTGACGTCTTCCCGCCAGTCTCCGGGATAACAGCCCCAGTCACTTTGAATGCTTTCATCATCAACCATCTGTCCGTCGATATAGAGCAGGTAGGTCAGGCGGCGTTGGTTGTCTTCGAGCATGTCCAGCGCGTCAAGCAGGTTTTTGAGCCGGGCTTTCAGCGCGCTGCTTGCTTCGAGCAGCCTGGCTGCCTGACGCGCCGCAACCTTGCTTTCGCGGCTTTTGAGCAGCTGACGGATTTCCGCCTTGTATTCATCCCGTCGGCGAGCGACGGCGGCAAAGGCGCGGAGCGCACGTTTCACGTCGGTCGGCGTGATTGTTAGCGTGCGATTTGCCGACTGGATATCTTTTTCGAGTCTTGCCTCGCGTTTTTCTTGCGCAGATAGCTCTGGTTTGCGCTGAGAGCCACCGAGGCGCGTGTTTTCCATACGGGATAACCGAATACTACTCTGCGCCATTCGATTCACCTGCTGCCTCTCTGGCCTTTCTGGCGATGCTTTCCCGTCTGGCCGCCAGTGCCTTTTTGCCTCTCTCTCTCTGCTTCTCCATTTGCTCCGGCGTCAGCACTTTTTTCGGCTGGCGGAAGCGGAGGCATTTTGACGGAAACTCAAACTCTGCAATGGTGTAACCGTTGGCAAATTCCTTGACAGCGGTCTGCTTGTAAAGGCAGTTGGGGTTCAGCATATACGACCGGAGCAGCTTGATGATGCGCGGGTTCGTCGTGCGCATTTTGACAAGTTTCTCTTTTTCTGTCCACTGCATGGTCGTCACGCGGAGAACGCTGCTTTGCTTCTGGCCGCGAGCAATGCCCTCTATTGGGCGGTTGACGTTTTTTGGCATAAGGCTGATCTCCTTTCGATTTCGGGCTGCGCAAATTCGCACAGGAATGCGGCGTTTGTGGCGAGGTGCCAGATGTGCGGCAGGCCGCTTTCCGCATCCAGCGCGGCGATATCATGCCTTTGAATGATCGCCAGCAGGTGCCGGTAGAGCGCGTCGATATAGCGTTCTGGTTCAACCTGCTTGTAATTTTCGCTGCTGCCGTATTTGCGGTTGCCGTAGCCGCGGATTTTCGCGACGCCCAGCACAAGCTCTGGCGGGACAAGAGATGGGCACGGCTTGCCTGCGTCTGCCTTTGCGGACTGGTTTGCTGCCGGGTACGGGGTTGCTAACATGGGGATGCCTCCTTTTTGTTTTGACCGCTCTTGAGCGGGTTCGATTTTGACGCGAGATTGCCTGTATCTACATAGGGTTTGAGACATGGTTTGTCTGGGTGGTATTCTTATACCCCCTGACGTGAAAGTGTGTCGGAAGCCTGTTAGTTTACCTTGTTTCTGCGCTTAGATTTGCGGTTTCAGGGGTGCTTTCTCTGGGGATGTCGCTTTGTACTTTTTCCTGCCGGTTCCAGTTTGTCGCAAAAGACGCTTTGCCCTGCTGTCTTCTTCGTTCGATTTCCTCTGCGCTGAGTTCTCTGGGCGGTACAACCTTGAGCCACCGTTTCGGGAATCGGTACTCCCTTGCGCCGGTCTTTTCCTCCCGCAGCAGCTCCACCGCCGGATTCTTCTCACGCAGCCTTTCCAGCTTGCGGATGAGCGCCTTGTCATAGGTGAAGACAGTTGCTTCCGCTTCGCCTTGGTTGTAGTTGATGATCGTTTCCTGTTCAATGCTGGACAAATTCATACAGATGCCTCCTTGTTTTTTTCAGGCTTCAGGAAATCCTGCGCCTGTTTCTTCTTGACGTGGTAGATGACCTCAATCATGCGGTCGGCGTTTTCCCTCGACGGGCAGAGGTTATATGCCGTGACGGCAGCGTCGATATCCCTGTACAGCGCTGCGCCTGCCTGAGCCGCCTCGAGCAGCCGGTCATAGTCAAACGCATCCTTGCGGTACTGGAAGAGCGCCTCCGTCTTCGATGACGCGCAGGCCTCTTTCGTCATCTTGCTGACGCTCCACGCATCGTACAGCCGCCGCACCTCTGCATACAGCGACCGGTCAACCACAGTCGCCTCCGTGGGCAGCGGCTTTTCTGCATACGCCAGACGGCAGATTTCATCGGGTGATAGCTGCATGGGCGAACCTCCTGTTCCCACTTTTTCAGACGTTCCCACTTTCAGATACCAGAAGTGGGAACAGTGACGTGAAACATTTTTGGTGGTAAAGTAAAGAAAAAAGACTGATATTTATATTTTATAGAATAAATCATATATGTATAATCGTATGTGTTCCCACTGTTCCCACTGTTCCCACTGTTTTTACCTCTCACGCGCGTACGCGTACACGCATACGCGTATAAATTATTTTTTTTGGTGGGAACGGTGGGAAAGTGGGAACAGAATCGGGAAAAGTCTTGGCGCTCTAAGGATTTCGCTGTTCCCACTTTTGTTTCCTCTGTTCCGTTGTTCCCACTTTGTGGAACATCAGAAGGGCAATTCGTCTTCATTTGGCTCGTCGCCGTCTTCCTTGAAGATTACCATGACGCACCAAATTGAACGACCGTTGACCCGCTTTTTCTGCGTTGACCGGTTTTTTTTGCCGTCCACGCTTCGTATTGACACGCCCATTCGAACCGCCTCGTTGAACACATCTTTCGGCGAGAACCCCGCCTTTTTCAAGACTTCCTGCCACTTGCTGGAACACATTTTGAGTATGGAACACATTTGAAAACAGCGAAATGTGTTCCACGTCGCTGAACTTTTTGGCGGCAATAAGTAAGGAAAAACGTTGATTATATATATTATTTAGAACGAATCATATATATATAATCGTATGTGGAACACATGGAACACATGGAACACAAGTTTTTACTTCTCACGCGCGTACGCGTATATACACGCGCGTGTATAGCTTATTTTTTCGCGTGTTTCATGTGGGACATGTGTTCCAAAGCCTGAAAAGCCTTGGCGCTCTAAGGATTTCGGTGGAACACATTTCGCGTAAATCTGGAACACGGAACACATCTTAGAGCTAAAATGGGAGTTCGTCTCCATTCTCGTCGTCGAAATCATCTTTGAATCTCACTTGAATGCACCGAATTTTTTTGCCGTTTACGCGGACGGATGCAGTTGAATAACGCCGTTCAGTGTCAGTGACCCATTGAGAAACGCCCATCCGGACAGCTTCTGCAAATACATCCTTTGGGGAATATCCGGCTTTTTTCAGAACCTCCTGCCATTTGCTTGCAATCAGCCAGCAGATGTTTCCATCCCAGCGGCCGAAGGTTTCTTTTGTCGGGCTTTCGGTCTGCGCGCCTTCAAAGCTCTTGGCGTTCTGGACAATCCATTCCTTGATGTACTCGACGCCCTTTTTGTCACGGTCGGCTTCTTCGCTGGTGGTCAGGAGCGGGAGGACATCCGCTTCGGTCAGGGCGGTCTCCGGATTGTCCGGAAAGAGGACTTGCTGCGCCGCTTCGCTTGTCGCCAGCAGGAGCGAGACGGAAAGGAGCTGCTTGTCGAGGTAACCGCCTGCGCGGAGCTGGGGCCGGACTTCTGCCGCACGCTGACGGATGGATTCGACGTTGGCGGGGGATTTCAGCCAGCTTGTCCAGCGGCGGCCGGCGTGACCGTAGTTTGCCGCGATGTCTTCGACAATTTTGGCGCCGTGTTCTGCGCCGTATGTTTCGCCGGTGGCGTCGACGGAGATGATGCGGTTTTCCGCGCCGGTGCAGACGTTGTCGTCGAGGATTGCCTGTTCGCCTGTCGTGATGGCGATGGAGAGCCAGCGGGATTCCGAGGCGATGCCGCCGTCCTTCGTGCCTCTGGTTTTGCTTTTGCCGTTGGACAGCATGTAAATCACGTTTTCAAGCACGTCTTTGTTCTGGACTTCCTGCAATTCGTCAAGCATGAGCGGAAGGTTGCAGAGGAACGCCGCCGTTTTTTCCATGCCGACGGCGGTTGACGCCATGGATTTTACAAGCTCCTGCGGGAGCCCCCAGACGGACGCCGCCAGCATAAGAAATACGGTTTTGCCTGTGCCGGACTTGCCGAACAGGTGAACGCCGAAGCCGAGGTATTTCGCCTTTGCCAGCAGGGGCGACGCCAGCGACGCGGCTACCGCGAAACGCGCGGCTCTGGATGCCGCCATGGTCTGTGCGGCGACCGCCTGCCATTTGTCCGGATCGCCGTGCGGACGGCGGACGGCTTGCAGCATGGTGTTTGTCGTCGAACTGCGGGGCAGACAGACAATTGACGAGGAAAACGGGACGAACTCTGTCTCGAACCATCCGAGGCGCGAGGATGCCGGGGAGACCGGCTGATTGTGCAGCCTTAGAGCGAACGCAACCGCCATCTGCCGGTAATCCGTGATGGTAACGCCGTAGCCGCTGAGCGCCTTGACGAGCTGCGGGTCTGTCAGCGTCCGGCGGTCGAACGGCTCCTCGCGATGCTTCAATCCGTCGTGAAAACGGAGGACGACCGCGTGCAGCCCCGTGTCTTCATCGGCGTAGACGCCCTGAATCTGGATGCCGGTGTGACAAATGTATTGCATCTGCGGCTGACCTTTTGGCGGCGTGAAGATGAAATAGACGCCATTTTCCGCCCAGATGAAGCCCTCATCAATCTTGGAGTGTTCCGGGATATCGATTGCGGACGGCTCGAACGGCGCGGACAGCGCGGTGATTTCTTTGTCGAGCTGATCACGCTTTTCGCGGAGCTGCTGCGCCTTTTCCGTTTCGCCGGAGACCTCTGCGCGGAGGATATCCTCCGCCATGGCATCCCACGCCGCCTCCGCCGCCTTGAGCTTCGCGCGGTTCTGCCAGTAGTCCGTCTCTGCTTTCGTCGCCGGTTTGTCAAACTCGACACCCAGATGCAGCGCTTCGTTCAACTTTTTCGCCGCGTCATAAGGGGTGCTTCCGTCCATCTGGGCGGCGAGGGCGATGGTGTCGCCGTGCCACCCGCAGGCGAAACAGTAGAAGCCGTCTTTATAAATGCGCATGGACGGATGCTCGTCTTTCCCGTGAAACGGGCAGCTGACCATATTCGCCTTGTTGGCGTGCAGCCCGTAGAGCGCGAGCACATCTGCGGGGTCGGCGCGGTCTTTGACCGCCTCGAAAACCGTCATGCGTCCAGCTCCTTCCGGATTTCTGCCAACAAAAACTCATGGGCTTCGCGCTGTAAGATGTCGCGGATGAGCAGACCGCCCAGTTCGGCCTTGCAGAAGATCGGCACGCAGTTGTAGCGCGAGAGCCACGCGAGGACAGACGCCGTTAATGCTTTGGCATCCATGTGCGACCGGTATTTGCCGTTGTAGATGTGTTCCCACGTTGCGTTCTCGACGAGGAGGTAAATTTTCATGCCCTTGCCGCGTTCAAACTCACGCTCGAAACGGGCGCGGTCTTTCGTATAACACATGCACAGCTCGTCCAGACTAAACTTGCGCTCGATGGCGACGCGGTCGGACAGGTCGGCACTTGACCCGTCCGGCATGGGGATTTTTACGCTGTAATCGCCGACATTTAAGGCGACGCGCTCAATCGGCCAGCCAACCTGTGTGATGCGTTCATGAAATTTTTTCGTATCCTGTTCTCTGGTATCGACCAGCAGCGTCAGGTTTTTTTCTGCCGCTGCCATTTCTGCCGGATGCATAGCCCAACCTCCTTTGGTTTTCTGTTTTCCCGCCAACCCGCCCTGCACGGCTTAGAACGGGAGGTCGTCGTCTGTGTCGTCTGTTGGCTGGAAGCTGCCCGGCGCCGGAGCGGCAACCGGCTGATTTTTCAGCGGACGGCGTTCCGGCATCTTGAATTTGCCGTTTCGGATATCGTCGACCGAGTGTGGGTTGACCAGCTCGATGAGCCACGAGGTTTTGCCGGTGTTTTTGTTCAGCCATTCAAACTCACGGGCGAGGATGCCGATCTTCTTTTCCTTGAGCGTGTTTTCGTCCCAGTTCCAGTGATAGCCGGGGTTCGATTCTTCGACGCACGCCATGAAGTTGTTAAACGCGCGTTTGGTATAATCGTCTTTTTCGGAACCGTCATCCTTCGGGAGCCAGAGTTTGACGTTGCCGCGCCATTTTTTGTTGTCGCTGCTCTGGGACTTATAGTCCTTCATGTAGAAATCCTTCTGGTCACCTTCGGCGATATCGACCATGACGTTCATGAGTTCGCTGCCGTTGTAGTTCTCGATGGCGACGCCTTTGATGACGGCGACGTAACCGCCGACCGGCAGCGGCTCAAACGCCTGAATGCGCTGGGGTGCATAGTTCTTAAACTGTCTCATTTTGTTCCTCCTGTTATTTTTGCGGGGCGGTCAAGCCCCAGTATTCACGGATTTTGGTATCGACCAGTTTCAGGTCGTTGTCGATTTGCGGCGTGTCAAACATGCCCATAGGGGACTTGACGCAGGTCATGCCGTCTGACTGGGTCTCAAACCAGTGCGATTGACCGTCCGTCTTGCAGAGCAAAACAACGGAAAACATCCCTTCAAAGCTGAGCTGGTTGTCCAGCATTTTGCCGAGCGTTTTGGCGCGGGTCCTGCCGTCGTCCGTTTTGTCTGTGTGATGCAGAAAGTAGACAAGTATGTCCGGCGGTGTGCCGACTTGGATGGTGCGGAGCAGGGAATACATATTCTGCGCCATCGCGGTAAACTTTCCGTAACCGGTTTCCTGCGCTTTTTCGAAGCTGTCGAAAACCATGAGGTACTGGCTGTCGTCAATGACATAGGTTTTGAGCTTCGGTTTTTGCAGCCCGGCCAGAATTTTCTGGTAGCCTGGGTTATCGACGTGTGCGAGCTGCTTCCGAAATGGGAGCGGTTTTGAAGCGACGTTGAAAACGCCGACTTCGCCGGGGTCAAAGTTGCGCATGGAGGATGATTTTCCGCTGCCGGATTCGCCGAGGATTAAGACGGGGATGCCCATTTTTCATCTGTCCTTTCTTCAAAGATTTTTTGATGTGCTTTTGCTGTCGTTTGGGATGCGTATTCGACCGGCATATGGAGCTTTTTTGCCAGCTCGACGTCTGCGATGGTTTCCTCGCACGGCATGGAGACCACCAGCACGCTGTCACAGACGGTCAGGAGATCATGCCGCAGGAGCGGGTAAAGGGAACCGACGCGCTCGATCATCATGTCATACATGAGCGGAGGACAGACAAGGCAGTCATCCGGCCGGAGCTTCTGAAATGCCGCGACTTTTTTGGCGAGGTCAAAAATACGGCGCGATTGATTTTCATATCGTGCGGTGACGTAGACCATCATGATTTCAGCACCACCTGTCCTTTCAGGATTTTATCAACGCGGGCATCCAGCCGGGCGTCCGTCAGCTCTGTGTCTTCGAGGGACGATTCACCGTAGGCGTCGAAGTTTTCTTTCAGTTTGGTGAGAAACCGGTCTGCGCGCTTCTCTGCGAAGCCGAACTCGTCGTTGAGTGTGATGACGGCTATCTTGATCATGACCATAGCGGCTCTTTTGATGGCGCACGCATAGATTTTTTTGAAATTCTCCTGTCTTTTCGCCAAATATCCGTTTTTGCCCATTGACTTCTGCCTCCTTTTTGTCGTATAATATATTTGGCTTTTATCCTCTGCGCAGAACGGACGAGACGCCGCCGCAGATGCTTGCCCAGATCAGGGACGAGACGGCAAGGTACACGGCGTCACGCGCGGCTGATGCAGACGCCTGTGTGACGGTTCCGGCGAAGATGATGCAGAGCAGCAGTGCCACCAGCGCCGCAAACTCGAACAGAATCGAAGCTGCTTTTTTCACGGCTTGTCCCTCACTTTTCATCGGACAGGATTTTTTTGCAGAGCAGGACGTTGAGCGGAATGTCCGTAAACTCTGCGATTGCGAAGAGCTGCGAGAGCCGGAACTGTTCCGGGCGTTCCAGATAGCTCTGGAAGGTTTGATTGGAGATTTGGAGCAGGGCGCAGAATTCCTTGCGCTTGTAGCGGTAGACAGCAATCAGGGCAATCAGGTTTTCGCGAAGGATTTCCGGGTTGATGGTGCCGAGCGGCTGAATCTTGTTATTCCAAACTTGGCTCTGATTCCACGGACGATACGGCATTTTTGTTTCCTCCCTTCTTTTTCGCGATGCGCTCCCATTCGGTGATGATTTCATCGACGCCTTCTTTGATTCGGAGCATTTTCGGGTATGTCCGCTTTCCGGTCACGGCGTTGGAGATTTCCGCTGTGTCGGCGTGAATGCCATGGACGTCCATGAGCGGGGCGACGAGGTCTTGATAGGTTTTGCCGAGATTCATCAGGCGGATGCGGTACGGGTTGATTGGCTGCATGGGTTATTCTCCTTTCGGGTCTTGTGTGAATAATTCTCTGTGATTCATCTGGAACAGATCTTCCAGCTTCAGCAGGACGGCGTATGAAGGGCTTCGCTTTCCGGTTTCAATCAGCCGGATGCCTTCTGCCGTCATGCCGGTCTGTGCTGCGACGTAGTCACGCGTCCAACCGCGTTTTTGTCGTTCGCTTCGCATGACACGAAACATTTTTTTCTCCTTTTACAGAACCAACTTTTAATTGGCAACTGTATTATACCAACTGATTGTTAGTTTGTCAAGAGGGCGGACTATGGATTATCGGGAAAAATTTTCGGGGCGTCTTTATGCGCTGCGGCAGGCGGAAGGGCTTTCGCTTGCTTCTTTGGGCGCGGCGCTTTCCGTGACCGATGAAGCGATTCGACTTCTTGAGAAGGGGAAACGGACGCCGAGCTTTGAAATGCTGATTTCGATTGCTGTGTATTTCGGGGTGTCGATTGATTATCTCGTTGGGCTTTCCAACGATCCAACACGGGGATAGGTCAATCCGCTTATTTTGGTGATTGCTATGAGCTTGTCCGAAGCGCTCAGACGATTCCGCAAGTCTGTGAAAATCACACAGAAACAAGCGGCTGAAGTTGCCGGAGTTGCTGAACGTGTGTATCAGTCTTATGAATACGGGAAAGTAATTCCGGCGGCGACGGTTTTGATTGCGATTGCCGACTACTTCGACGTCTCGCTCGATTATCTCTGCGGCCGGTCAGATGACCCTGCGCGTAGATGACGGACGCCGAAGCAAGCCGTGTTTGTTGCGGAGACCTCTTACTCGGTATATCCCGACGCCGAGCGCTTCGCCGATCTCTTTGTCGGACGCGCCGTTTTCAAAGAGGTCACGCAGCTGTTTTGCCTGTTTCGTGGCGTAGATGCTTGCCTGCGACGGAAGATTGCTTCGTATACGCCAGTTGGCGACGGTACCGGTTTGAAGCTGCATAGCCTCTGCGATTTCCCGGTCGTTTGCGCCGGATTTGTAGAGCCGGTACGCTTCTGCTTTGTCAAACGACTTTCTGTTGAGGTTTGCTGTAGACGGCGCTAACGAGAGTTGCTGACGCTCTCGCCGGTTTTCGATTTGCTCATAGACTGTGCAGCCGATTCCGGCAGGACAAGGACGCCTGTGCTGGGCGACGAGAATGTAGGTGCAGATGGCTTCTTTGCTGCCATATTTGCACGTTGTGCAGGGGATTTCATCTGGCATGGCGCTTCACCTTCGTCAGTTCGCACTCGACGTGTTCTTTCAAAAAGTCAGAGATGACGTCATTTTGCAGGCGCATCGTAAACGCGCCGCCGAGCTGCTTCGCAAGTTTGGGATTCAATCCGACGAGGTCTTCACCGCTTTGACACATGACCACGACGTCGCCGACGATCTGCTGAAAGCCATGGATGGCGCTTTGCCACGCCGTGGCGTTTTTGTTGAGCGGGAGGCCCAGCAGTTTGCCTTCTTCATTGACGATCATGACGAGCGGGGCGATTTTGCTGGCGCGGACGACCTCAACATAGCCGCCGACGAGTTCTTGCAGCTTTTTCAGCGGCAAGGATTTGCTTGCATCGCAGGGGACGAGCTGCGCGGTTCCATCCGTCTTGATGACGACCGCTTGCGGGACACTTGGAATTTTTTTCACTTTTGCGGTTCTCCTTTCATTTAAGCACTTGACAACGGGGCTTTCTTGTGTTATGATTGTCTCGGAATGCTTTTTCCGAATCCGCCGTGCTTCTATGGGAACGACTTTTGCGGGGAGAAAAACGGCCACAGTCGAAGTGACCAAAACTGTGACCATCTTTCCCCACAAGAAAGGAGATGCATATGAAGCAAACGGAAGTCGGTAGACGTTATCGAGTACATGTATATTATAACAGACTTTAGTATGTATGCAAGTACGAACTCATACTTTTGTCTGTTTCTCTGTTATACACAAAGGAATGAAAGAACAGATGGCGCAAAATGTGAAAGATGTACAAATAGACCGGCTGAAAGCGCTGGCGAAGAAACGAGGAATCACACAAAAGTACTTGTGTGACTTGATTGGAAAGTCTAAATGCTTCATTGGAGACGTTCAGCGCGGCATGAATCACTTTGACGAAAACGAACTGACGATCATCGCGGCGCGGCTTGAAACAACCGTAGACTATCTGACAGGGAAGACCGATGAGCCGGGGGTTTCTATCCAGCAGCGGATTGACGCGGCGATCACGGCGAAGGAAGCTGACGAGCTGACCGCGCTTTTTGAGAGGCTTTCGGAAGAAGACCGGCAGAAGGCTTTGACGATCCTCCGCGCTTTGGCTGAGGCGAAGCGGGATTGAGTTTCAAACCGTAGTTATTCACGGCGAAACCGCGAATGGCTGCGGTTTTTCTACAACAAAAAAAGCCCGACGTCAGACTTGCTGACGCCGAGCCTTGTCGAGCTTCTCTCTGCCTTAGTTCTCTTTCGCGGGAAGAGGCAATAGCCATCCTCCGGGCTTTGGCTGCGAACCCGAAGCATGACGCTCCTCCAGCAGCCGGAAAATCGCGCGGACAGTTTCGATGCGGTTGATTGCGAAGATCAACGTGCGGAACTCTTCTGCCTGACCCATAAATATCTCTCTGCACCCCTCAAACGAATGTTCTATGTATATAGCATACACTTGTTCATTCGTTTTGTCAAGTGCAGAGAGGTTTTCACATCCTTTCTTTTTTGGCAGAAAAGAAGAACGACTGATAAATTATAGTCTTTTTTGGGCATAAAAGCAACCGGAAAATTCTGGAAAAATATTTTTTGCGTTTTTGCAAGATGAGGTGAACAAATGGCAACAGCACGAAAACAGGACGATGGACGCTGGGCTGTACAAGTCTATGTCCGGCGGGATATCGACGGGAAGCAGCGGCGGAAACGCATCTATGGGCGCACGAAACGCGAGGCGGAGCTTGCTGCGGCACAATGGGAAGTGAAGAAGCAGCACAACGTCGGGGCGGGAAATCTGACGGTTGGGAAGGCGATTGACGATTACATTGAAGAGCGTTCAAATATTTTGTCACCGTCCAGCATTCGAACATATAAGCGAATCGCCAGAAATATCGAATCATGGTTTTTAATGCTTCCGCTGGAATCGGTCGAGGCGGAAGACATTCAAAAATTGGTCAACCGGTATGCCGCAACACATGCGCCAAAAACGGTTAAGTCGCAAGCCGATCTGATCATCGCGGTCTGGAAAAAAGCGAATGACGGAAGAGTCCCGAAGATTGTTCTGCCGAGATTGGAGCGGAAAGAAGTCTCCGTTCCGGAGCCAGAAGACATTGAAACCCTGCTTCAATTCGTCAAGGGCACGGACTATGAAATCCCGATTTTGCTGGCGTCTCACATGGGGCTGCGCCGGGAAGAAATCTGCGCTTTGACATGGACAGATATCAACTTTGAGGAAAAAAGCCTGACAGTGAAAAGCGCACTTGTGAAGGACGACAAAAACCAGTGGGTCAAGAAAACGACGAAGGCGGAAGCGTCAAAACGGGTCTTGCTAATCCCTGAGCGGGTGTTGAATGTGCTGGACGAAAAACGTGAACCGACGGGGAATGTATGCAAGTTGAAACCCAGTACGCTGACCAGCAAACTGCCGGGGATTATTCAGCGTGCGGGGCTTCCGCCATTCACGATTCACACGCTGCGGCACTACTATGCATCGGTGCTTTTATCCATCGGGGTTCCAATCAATTATGTTGCAGATGAGCTTGGACACGCAACAAATAGTATGGCGGAGCGGGTTTATGGGCATATTATGTCCGGTGCAAAAACGCAAATTCGTCGCAAAATCCTCACGCACTTCAACGGGAACGGTGAACAGGAAAGTGAACAGCAAAATTGAAAACGCTTGCGGTTCTAAGGAAAGCAGCGTTTTTTCCGAGAGTTCGAATCTCTCCTTCTCCGCCAAAAGACGCTGATTTGTTTCGGCGTCTTTTTTCTTTGATTTCTGCTGTGAAATTTGCAGAAATGCGCGAAATCTGCTCCGTATGCCACAGATTCGTTGTGAAACACTGCGTTTCACGCGAAACGAAAATATACGGAATTTCCAGTTTTGCGTACTTTTTGGAGCGGTATGCAAGAATGAAAACACCCCGAGTGAACAGGAAAGTGAA